CTGTGATATAATCAGTTTTAGTTTCCGAATCACTACCGGCTGCGTTGGTGACCGTGAGAACTACGGTATAAGTGCCTGCTGCCGAATATGTATGAGAAGGATTCTGATCTGTCGATGTTGTGCCGTCACCAAAGTTCCAGAGCCACGATGTAGGAGTGTTTGTACTGCTATCGGTGAACTGAACGGTGAGAGGTGCAGTTCCAGACCGAGGAGTTCCTGAAAACGCTGCAACTGGTGTAATAGCCCCACTCGCCTGAGTGACCGTGATATAACTTGATTTTGTTTCAGTATCGGTTGAAACGGCATTGGTCGCTGTCAGTGTGACTGTGTAAGTGCCAGGAGAAGTGTATCTATGTGTAGGATTTTGCTCTGTTGAAGTTGTTCCATCTCCAAAGTTCCACAGCCATGATCTTGGTAACCCTGTCGAAGTGTCTGAAAAACTGAATGTAGTATTAGTTGTCCCGCTTCTGACAGGTGCGCTGAAATTCGCAGCTATCCGCATGCTGTCGTATTCGAAATTTGAGAATTTTATGGTTATGGGGTTGCCACTTGCTGGACCTGCTCCCTGCGCGAGAACTCCAAAAAACATACAGATGTACGCGCTTGTATGCGGAATATCGTCTCCTGTATAGTTCCAGTCGAGGATTGTAGTACCGTCCGAGGCAACTACTGAATAGTAGACATATGATGGAGTCCATTCGATTGTAAAGACGCAGCCGCTATCGTTTACGTATGGATTCGTGCTCAGACAACCATAGTGGATATTTTCAGGGTGCGAGTCGATGCCTGCAGGATGGCAGGAAAACCAGATTCTCTCATCATATCCAGGCCATTGATTGATTTCAATATCTAGCTCGTTGGGTATGTCTGTGTTGGGATCGTCATAGTAGGTGTTGAGACCCAGACTCGCGTTTCTCTCGATGTTGAGTGTGGGGGAGCTTGCCGTCCACCTCATACGCCCATATAGGTATGGAGTCGGGGTCTCGAAAAGTACACCTTTATAGATGCCATCGAACTTCTGCATCCTCAGATTGAGGTCTCCGTTATCGTCTACCCATGCATTTGAGCGATCTACTCTTGGTCCCTGACACCAAACCCATGAAATGCCTTTCCAGGGCAGCCTGTCGTTTTCTATGTACGTTACCATAAGTTACCTCACAAATGATTCCACATAGTAGCATTGTTACCTTCCATTCCGAGTGCCATTAACCCAATCCCACCCAAACCCATGAATTTAGAGAAATTCAGTTTTATTAGGATAGAGGTATCGTCATCATACCAGGTCTGATGCCATACCCCTTCGTCCTGAAATACATAATAAGGGGTGTTGGAAGCAGAGTCCCATCTTCTGCCATATGTTGCCGCTTGTATCATAGCTGTTTGCATGGATGGGAAACCAACTTGAGATATAATAGTAGAACCTGGGGTGTCTGCGGATGCGGTAAATTCTTTGCCATATAACGCTATCCCAATTATTATTTTGTCTTTTGGATAATATTCTAATGCTCTAGTTACTGTATTGTCAACTCCAAATTTGTTAATATCATAAATTGGAGCGTTTGCTCGTGTTATCGTAGAACCATAATTATATTGATACGTCATTAAGAAGAAGTTATCAAAGTATTGAACTAAGTTAGGATTTCTATATGGGGCTATAATATATCGGTCTATATCAAGGGAAATATGATATTCTGGGTTTTCTGTTTTTAGTGCAGAGTTAAGATTTAGAGCAAATGTTTCAAACAACACTTTATTATTTTCTTGAGATACTGTATTTACTTCAGATGGGAACTCGAAATCTATATTAACTCCGTCTGCTCCCGTGGTTTGTAAGAGGTCTAATATGTTGTTAATCAGCGTTTGAGAATTATTTGCCAGCACTGTATCTATAACATTTGCCGAACTTGACAATATCATTGGCATAACTTTAACACCGTTGGTGTGGGCAGTTTCCAATACCGAATTAAAAAACGAAATGTTAGTTGGCGGCGTTAGACTGCCATCTGCGTTCATCGTCCACGATGTATATATCACATGAGTTAATTTGCTCCAATCTGGCTGATATGTCGCCGGGTCTATTGTATTAGGCCAAAAACCAATTCTCGTTGGAATATCTTTTGTATCTGCAATCGCATACGGTTGTAAAAATTTTGTTACAGACCCCTCTATAGACACATCTAAACAATCTGGGATCGTGCTTGAGTTTGAGTCTCGTGTAAGATCCGAATGGATAATTCTTCCATGCCTAATTATACCGTTGCCTGGGGAGATAGTCAGCTCGTTAATTATTCCTGATGCATTGCGTTTTAAAATTATATTTTTAGGAAAATGAGTGAATAAAAAAAACTCAATCTCTGTGTTCGCTGGATCATAAATTGCAATCCAGGGTCGTGTAAGATTTTGCAGACCATGTTTTGGATGTGCGGAGTCTGCTAAAACACATGAATCTGAGATATAGGAGATAACTAATTTAATGCGGCATTTGTTTATTCCGGTTAAGCTGCCACATGGCGGCAATAACAGCGCGAACCCTATACTGTTTTGTGTAGCTACATTTGATGTGTATGTCAGCGATGGAATACCCGTCCCAAGCGCAGATGGGGTGGAATTCAGATGCCCCAATGAATAATAACCACGTCCTAAACTTTCTCCATACATAGAGTCGAATGGTGTGCCGTCTAATGTCGTAAGATTTGAAGGAGATGAGTCTATGTAATTGATATTTGAAGGAGGTGAGTCTATGTAATTGATATTGGAATATGATGCATAATCCTCATAATATGAATAATGAGCTATTCCTTTTGAGGCATTCAGATTGTTTGGAACTGCAACCTCTATCTGAGCCCAATTTCCATTGCATACTCTCACATCTTTGAACGAAAAAGAATACTCAGTGTTTGCATCCCCAGATATTCCAACTGCCAAAAATGAAACGCTTTCCCAATTAGGAGAACCAATTATCTGATATGGCGCTGAACCTATTTTAATATTTGCAGGAGATTGGAATGCTATTGTAATTACTGTTTCTACACCAGCAGACAGTTTAGAGGTGGGTTTAATTTTTGTCTGCATTGCTTGATTTGATGCGCTCCCCATTGTTATCATGGCACTACAGTTAGCGTTTGCGGTGATTGTAGCCTGCAAAAAACGATGGGAAGATAAATCAACTGTGGAAATTGGTATCCTAATAGCTAATGCTCCAATAGAATTTGATGTTCCTGATACAACTATATGATCGTCAACTACTGTTACATTTGATATAGTTCCAGAGTATGTAGTCCAACCAGTCGCATCTTGCCCTGAGCATAAAACAATTTCATCTGTACCAGTATTATCATTCTGAACTATGAACACTTCGGTAATTGTTCGTGCAGCTTCGTCAAGGGATAGACATTTTAATTGAGTTAGTTCGTTCGAAGTAAACGTTTTAGTTTTATTGTTACCTGTTATATCTGTAAGAAAAATACCTTCTGATTGAGTATATATAGCTCCAGATGCTATGTCTGGTGAACCTGTACCAGGGGTTCCACATATATCGTCAGTTAATCGCTCGACTGATGGAGAATATTCATTGAAATTTGGGAGGATGTCAGGATTGCCGGAAGGCAATACGAGAACCTTTCCTTCAGTCTCGATTGTGATAGACTCCCCATGCACATAGACAGGAGAAAAAGGGGCAGATGGAGTTGGAAGTTTCATTAACGCCACCTATCTACTGACACCGTGATAATCGCAGCATTTGCAGCGTCAGAATTCACGATCTGAGCATAAATATACCTGGGAATCGCGTCTTTCTCGATGTACTGCCCTGCTGTATAGGCTGTTACATTCCCCGCGCCCAGTGTAAAAGTTGAGATTAAAACCGGAATTCCGTTTGTTGCTGCATCTACTGAGTAAATATTTACAGTTACATTCGTGGACGCTCCTGTATTTTTCACTCTGACCTGAACTTTAGTAAGTCTGGCCGTTTCAAGTCTTGCCGAAGGGTCTGAAGTCGTCGAGGCTGCTACATATTGATCTGTGAAAAGGTTGATAGGATCAAAAACTAAAGGAGAGTACATCAGAACCCTCCTTATATAACAGTATAAAGAATGTAATACTTACCCGCCAGAGCAGCTGCGTCCTGTACAAGAATCTTACCCGTGATGTAATCATTTGTCCCGCCGTTTTCATCGACTACCTGAAGGGATTTCCCGTTTTCTCCTTTGTCTGTTATATTATCAAAAATTCCAGTGGCGTTGAGGTTCAACCCATCAATAAGATTATTTGCTGTGCTTGTTGCGTTTTCGACTACTCCAACATCGAGAACGCTAGAGCCAGTTCCTCCGGCTGTAGTAATGTTGATGAGAACGCGGGTAACAATTATTTTAGAGGCTTCTGGATTTTGCCAGGCGAAAGCGAAATCGTTAGCGTTACCTGCTGTGAGGGCACCCTTTGCTATTTTTAAGCCTGCTGCGTCTACTGCTGCTAGAGCGTCAAGTTCGGTTTTGACAAGACCGAATTCAGAATATAATTTTTGAAGTAATGAACCTGCTTTACTCTGCAGAGTTGCCAGGGGTGTTTGAGTGTAAGTCATTATAAAAATCTCCTTGATGTTAGGTACTTAGGGAGTCCCGAAAAAATGTAACAGGCTTAAATGCCTGTAGCTGTTGCTATTGCATACGGTTCAATAGTGACAGGTACGTTGTCATACCACATCTGAATGATAGTCTGGTGGGTCTCGTTGTCGAAATATTTGTTCATGTTGAACCCATAAGACAGGCTTTTGCTGATCTTCTGACCGTTCTGCATGGTTTCATAAGTTCCACTCATCGCGGAATATCTGGGGCTCTGGTTGTAGAAAATTGTAATGCCTGGGTTATTGCGGTCAATTGCAATAATAGACCCTTCCGAAACTCCCGAGAGAAGCCGGTGAACTGTAGTTCCCACGACTGGAATTTCCAGAGTGTCGCGGTTTCCGTTGTTCGGAGTACCGTAGAGCTTCTCCTGTTTGTACTGGTTGATATCAAGGGATGTAAGGTATTTTTTTAGCTCCTTGAAATTGTCCTTGTGTACGAATACGTCAGTCAGTCTGTATGGATATCCTTCCCGAATGAAAGCATCTTCGAGGTCTTCCAGGTCTGAAATCGGAGCGGCGTTTGCATCGGACCATACGGCAGATGGATTCCATTCCCCTGCGAGAGCCGTGCCACTGTTGGCAATTTCAGTGGATATCCTTGTATTGTAATCTTCGGCAATCCAAAAGCCAGTCTTCCGTAGGGCTCTCTGGATTTCGTCAACGCCCTCTACATAATCTAGAGCGTCCTGGTCGATTTTGATCGCAAAACCGCGCTTGTTCAGGTTTGCAGCTTTCATCGTGAACTGCGAGATCTCCACGTAAGTCCACTGGCCTGATGTAGTCATCAGTTTAGGTCTTTCCTTCTTAGTATCTCCAGAATCGCTTGTGATTTCCTGCTTATATGCGACTACAGGAGCAGTAGCCCGAACCTGTGGGAATATGTCAGTCCAGGCAAGCAGAGGGTTCATTATCTCGTACATTTTCGGGATAAGGAACCGCTTAGTCAAAAATTCTTCATTTGGTGCTGTTACAGACATTTTCAGACCTCCTTAAGTTGTCACCGTTCCAAATCCTTTGAATCCAACGAGAATAGAAACAGTTGCGCTTGCCGACTTAGCTGCGTATGTTAGAGGTATCATGTCAGATGATCCACCTGTAGCAACATCTACGACTGAAAGACCGTGAAGTGCCTGGCTTGCGCTTGCATCGATGTCAAGGTTTCCAGTGGTTCCGGGGGTAATGGCTGAAGCATTTGCACATACAAGGGTAGCTTTGAAAATACTCATCGGGATAAACAGCTCAACGGTTGCAATTCTGTAATACCCGGCTGCAAGCATATCGGCCCATGCGGACTGGTTTGCGGTTGGCTGTCTTACCCACTTTGGCTCATCTATGATTCTGCCTATTGCAAGATCTACATTGTTTGCAAGGGCGGTAACTACAATATTGTTTTCTGTTGCGTCTGCTGTGTTTGCAGGGTCCGTTGAGAGTGCTACCACGTCGCCCTTAGAAATTTCAGAGGCGAATGTGCAAACTGTCATTTTGCCGAAAGGACCGTATGCCGAGCTATTGACAGTAATATCCCCTTCCTTAAGGATACATGGGATTTGAGTTACAAAGCCATAGTCACCCGATATTGAGTTAGTTGCCATGCTTATGCCCTCCCAAGTAATTCATTGAACCGCCGGTTTATGGATTCGTAAGACTCACCGTCATCTTCAGGCTGATAACTCTGAGATGTGCCTGGACCCTTTGAAAGATCCACTTTTTTACCTGCAGTCAGAATCTTTATCTGTTCAATGCTTGGATTAGTAGACAGGAAAGCTTCAACAAACTCCTTACTATGAGTCTGTTTAAACTCTTCTATAGCGGTACTTCTTTCGGTTTCAGCAATGATTTCAGCCCGTCCGTCCGCTTTTCCTTCGGAGTAGGCAAGTTTAGTCCTCTCAGCTTCTCCAGCTTTATAGGATTCAAACTCTTTTCTTGTGGAAGCAAGTTCAGTCTCCAGTTTTGTTTTTTCAGATTCTAAAGCCGAAACACGGCTTACGAGCTGTGCTTTTTCGGAGACAACACTCTCGTATGTCTCCACTGATATGGCGGGAGTACCGCCTCCTTTGGTTTCTGACATAGTATCCTCTATTTGAGTTGGATATTTACTAGCGAGAATAGCAGCAAGAGCCGGAGGTATGCCTACCCCCATCGACTGATTTGCTGCCGGTTCATAAGGATCAGTAACAATAGTGCAACCTGTACCGTAACCCTTGATTACGTCCATAGTGTCTTTTCTAAATTCGATTGGTATGCATTCCTGGGAGAGTCCTCTAAAATCGGCGGAGTAAATTAGACTCATCAACCATTCTGGAATACCCGAAAAAGAAGCAATTACAAGTTTTTCTTCACTGTCGTATTCGATATCGTGAATAGTAGCCTTGACCCAATCATGATTAGGCTCATGGTTGATGGAAACTAAGCCGCCTTCCCAGGTCTTGTAATCCCGGGCAAGGAATTCTTCTGTGAGTGTGGCCTCTTCTCCCCGCATAGAATATGCTTTCTGACCTGCTTTCGCTATTGCCATGCGGAGATCGCCATTTTCGAGTTTTTTAGGAGCAAAAGAGCGTAATGGTTCAGTTATGAAATGTTGAGGAGGATCGCAGATATTTCGTGGCATGTATGAAAAATATAGGAAGAATATATATCAAGGAAAATTAAAAACGCCTTTTTGAAAAGACGTTGAATGCCTGAAAAACCGACTTATTGTAAGGCTCTGTATTGATCCAAAATAAAAAGTTAATAGAAATACATTAGGCACTTAGAAAAAAGAGATTATAGAGGATTAGAATAACGTCATTTGTTGCCCGACTTCCTCACATTTCCACCCGTTCGCATGCCAGATTCTCCTTACTATTTCATCCCTCGAAATCGCCCCGCCTCGATACATCCCGATAAGTTCAGGATGTTCAGCGAGGTACTTCAAGACGTTACCATGACAGGGTTTCGGATAACACCAACACGCCAGCCATTTTCCTTCAAGTTCGTGGAGATCGTTTACAAGCTCACTATCTAAAAGATAGTAAGTGTATTTCTTAATAACATCCATCCGTTCACGTTCTGAGCGCATTCTATAAGGATTTCCCCATTTTGATTTTCTGTCAATTCTTACGCAGAGGTCAGGGACGCAGGGAGTATTACGCATGTTGAGGATTTCGATTTCAGACATTATTCTCACTCCCATTCACAAGGCGCAATGACCATTATCTTCCCCTTCATCACGACAAACAGAGGGGAATGTTTTTCATATGAAAGGTACATTTTCCCTTGTTTCGGAATCAAATCCTTTCTGAATATTCCGGTATCTCCATCTTTTGTTGTTGCGAGGACAAAACCACCGCCGATGGAGCATAGGGATATTACACGCTCTTTTCGCGTTAGGCTGTCGTAAAATCGGAATAGGTTTTCTGGCAGTTCTTCGGGAGTGTTTACTGTTAGGGTAATGCCTGGGATATCATTTTTATAAGTCATAGTTTGTGGCTCCGTGATTTTTTATGATGGCTGTTTATTCATGTTTAGATTCTTGGCTTTCGACATAGGCTTTCAGGACATCAAGAGAAACTTGTCCTGTCGTAGCCAAGAAGTATGAAGGTGCCCAGAAAGCATCCTCCAATAAGAATTTCTTAGTTTCAGGAAATTCATTTCTAAGGACTCTCGCGGAGGCTCCTTTGATGCTGTTGATCACTTTTGTCAGTGATGTATTAGGAGTGGCTTTGAAAAGAATATGATGGTGATCTTCGCATGGCTCTTGGGCTACTATTTCAATAGCCATTTCAGAGTTGTTTTCTCGTTGCCATTTCTCAGCCATTTTATATATAATCTGTTTCAAGCGCTCTCTAATGTCCTCATTGTAGAGTGCTTTCCTTCTGTATTTAACTACCAAAATTAGATGATAATGAAGAGTGTACACGGAGTGCGCACCCTTGTCAAGTTTATAAACAGTCATTTCAAGCCCTCTTATTACTGTTTTCCTTTTCTTTAAGAAGATATTTCGTGAAGAGATCTTTGTATTTTGCTTTGTCTGTGAAGTGTATATTATGAATCCGCCCCGCTCTGAGGCAACCCTGCAAGAAAAGGACTTTTGATTCGAAACTCGGTATATTCTCAGCTTTCATCAGGATTTCGATTTCTTCCAAGTTTTCCGGCATTCTGTTTAGTGTTGGTACGGGTTCGCCTTCTGCTTTGAATTCTGGAACTTCAACAGGCTTTTCTTCTTCCATTGTTTCCGGTTCAACTTCTTCTGCTCCAGTCTGTTTCAGAATTTCGGCAATAAGCTGATCCTTTCTAGCCTGCCCTAACCCCTGGCTCCCCCATTCATCGGCTACAACATCATACCAGAGTTTAGCCGCCATCAGTTCTCTTGCTATTCTTCCTTCTTCGCCGCTTTTTACATGGTTTGGGTCTATGCCGAGTACTGCGCATAGATCATTGACATACATTCTGTGTTTTCCGTATTTGCACCACGTTTTAGTTACTGTTCCTAGTTTCGTGAGATTCAGTTTCATTTTGGTTTCCTCCTTTTATTAGTTCCTTTGTTATTGTTTTTCTCTTAGGTTGTACAATATACTATACAACCTAATAGTATATAAAACTTACGTTTGGTTGTATTATAATTGGTATAACCAAATAAAAAGAGAATAAGGGTAGTGAAATTAACTTAACTGCGAGGCTTCGCTCTCATCCCCACCGTGAACGAATGGGTCTTCTCGCTGTGCCTCCGCGCTCCCTGAATAATGTGCGCGATTCACAACGTCCACTTTGCCCTGGGTGGGCGCAAATATTTTTTGTCATATGGAAGCCCTTCTATTTCAAAAAGTTTGGCTTTTTTACAATCCTCAGATGTGAGATCATAATTAAATCTAATATTAATCTCT